AATTACTAGATTTTCTCTCTTTTCTTTGGAAACAGAGGTCTTCCTTCCTCTGGAAATTGAACCACAACTATTACACCTAAAAGTTTCATAGGCATTAACGTATGTCTTGTAGTCTCCCTTTTGAGTAAGGTCTTCCGAACCACATGTTGGGCAACATGTTTTATCGTCTGCTACAAATAATCCCATGTTAGGGTGTGGCTTAATCCAAGCTCTCATGGCAAGGTAAACTTCTTCCAGAACCCTTACATCTTGGATGTTATACTCTTCCATCTCATCCAAAGCTGCTTGTTCCCCATACTTAACGCATCTTTTCCAAAGCTCAAACCCACTGTGTTTTATTTTTCCTTCCAATCCGAGCATTCTAGCTAAGTAGTCTAGCTTATTAGACATCATCGAAAACCTTTTTCTGGCGTGAATCAATGTATCTATTACTTGGTAATGTGAGGGGGAGGGAAGACCTTGTAGGAAAAAGCGGGTATTGAGTTTTTTAACATCAAATCTTAAAGCGTTGTGTGCTATCACAACATCTGCTTCATCAAACAATTCCCACATTGATTTTGTTATCCTAGAATCATCTTCGTTTAATGCTTCTTCTGGTGTTAACTTACCAGTCATTATTTTGTCTTCAAACAACCATTTAGCACTCCATGTAATCATAAACCAATCCGACTCAATCATATCAATAACTGCGGAAGGATTAACATTCCACCCTTTCCATACATAGGCTACGGAAGGAGCTGTTTCTATATCAAATACAAGAACTTTGGCAGGTGATTGATATTTTATTTTTGGAGCAGCTTCTTCTAAATCCTCTTCTTCTTCTGACAGTGTTAAACTTAATCTTCTGCGCCATGAATCAGTGTACTCATAATTAAATTGCTCACAAAACCATTGTGCTGTGTGGGTAATATTATTTAATTCTTGGTATTTTTGTTTAATAACTTGGAAGTTACTATGAATTACTTCTGAAATTTTCATTTATTGCAGTTTACGTCAGCAGGGAAAAATTTCCCAAGTATGTTACCATTATAAAACTTATCAGGTTCTCTTAGTACATCCATTTTTATCAGGGCTTCGAGTTCCAAAAAAGTTAATTGTTTTTCACAAGTTGCAAATCCCCAAATCTCTTTTTCAATGCTATTCCCATCTTCTATGGCTTGGTTTAGTTCTTGGTTACTGCCTGTGTACATCAACCAATCACTTTCCAATCTTGCTTTGTGAACCCAAACAGGACTACCCTTCTTAGATTTCTTTTTGTTTTTATGTCTGGCAACTTTTATACCTTCCTGTTTAAGTTCGTTGTATCTTTTTATCCCAACTGTTTTCCAGTGGAAAAGGCTTTTTTTGCCTATGTAACTTTTTCCCGTAGTCAGGTCAGATATACAGTAAATAAAACCCACTGCGTCTTCTGGTACTTTTTCTATGGAGTCTATTTTTTTATTGTCCTTCCTCCACATTAGCTATATGCTTTAATTATTTGATTACGAATATCTTGGTAAAACTCTTCGTTGTCGGCTAAAAAATCTCTTACTGAATTTAAACCTTGCCCAAGCTTAGTTCCATCTGGTAAAGAATACCATGAACCACTCTTTTTTATAAATCCTAAATCCACTGCTAAGTCTATAACTTCACCATAAACATCTAATCCTCCTTCATAGAAAAAAGCTATATCAGTACTTCTACTTGGTGTACTTATTTTGGATTTCATTATTTTAGGTTTAATAATTTTACCTAATTCCCTACCAGTAGAATCTTTTTCTGTCATATTAGAAGCATGACTTCTAATTCTAAGAGAAGCATAAAATGCAAGAGCATTACCACCTGTGGTGGTTTCTGGGTTGCCGTAGGTTACGCCTATCTTATCCCTTGTTTGGTTAATAAAAGTTAGGTTGGTATTGGTTCTATGTACTAAGCCATTTATCTTCCTTAGTGCTTGTGACATTAACCTTGCTTGTACGCCCATATGTGATTCACCAAATTCTCCCTCCAACTCTTTCAAGGGGGTCATGGCAGCCACAGAATCTACAACCACCATTGCTAATTCACCAGTGGATACTAATTTTTCCACTGTGTCAAGGGTTTGTTCTGTTGTTTCGGGAGCGGAGAAAACAAGCTTTTCTACATTAACACCGAGCCTTTCAGCCATATCCTTATCAAAGCTTTGTTCGGCATCAATAAAAGCACATATTTCTCCGTTTCTCTGGGCTTCTGCAATTGTCAGAAGACATATAGTTGATTTGAACGAAGCTTCCTTTCCATATATTTCAACAATTCTTCCTCTTGGGAAACCTTTGAATTTCTTCTCACCAATCAACAAATCATACTTTAATGAACCAGTTGAAAGACATTCTACGTCTGGAAAATCCATTTCTCCAAAAATACCTACAGAACCTTTTCCGTAAGTCTTTTCTAAATTATCTAGTACGCTACTTAGTTTGGATTGCTTATCTTCTTTTTGGTTTTTGTTTTCCTTACTCATAAATATTTTTTGAAACGGATTAGAAATACACTTACTAACCAGCTTGCTCTATCTATACCTACTCCTGCATGATACAAGTCGTTAACTAACGCATCCAAACTCAGGAGGATTTCGTCATACAACGCCTGTGGCAGTAGTTCTTCTTCGATGTTTTCTACTACGAAGTTAAAGTATTCATTATAGTCGTACATACTATTCATAGCTGATTTTTTGCAAACCTAATAAAAATATTTGACAATTCCAAACAAAAGACAGTTTTTATTTTACAGTTACAGTGTTTTTAAGGGTTTTAGAACATAGTTTGTCGTCTGTGTGACAAAAATGCTTAAAAATTTGGAAATGTCAAAAATTTTTTGTAGTATTGCACCCTTACCTTGGGGAAGGGGGACTACAGGGGGTTAGGGCTAGTACTACAGTAACTGAAGAAAGTTCCATGAATTAAGTAAGTTTACTTTACAGGGTTTAAAAAAATTATTACAGTACATAGGAGTATTATAGATTAATAATACCAAAAGTATAAATAATATTTCAAAAATAAAAGCTTTTATAGCTAAATGGTCATATTCTGCCCAAAACAGACCTAGTAGTAAAAAAGTTCAAAAAAAGTAGGCTGAAAATTTGGATAATTCAAAAATTTTATATATCTTACGCAATAGTTATGGCAAAGAAAACATATTCAACTACAACACTTAGAATTAACTACTCAGATAAAATAAAGCTTGTTAAGACTTTACTGGGGATTTATAGTGTAACCAAGGAGCACTTGACTCCTAGAGACATAGATGCAATGACCATGTGTATTTTAGGGGACATGAACTCCGACTCTTTTATTGATGATGTCTTGGCAGAACTCAACGCAAACTCAAGGGAAAACGTCAACACAATGATGAGTAGGTTGAAAAAGAAGGGGTTGATAGACAAACACCCTGTAAAGAACAAAAAAATATTGTCCAGTAATATGGAGGTTATAAAAAACCTTACTACAAGTGGCAGTAACATAGGATTACAACTTCTTTTTTCTAGGGATGGAAGATAAACTATACTTCATAGAAGATATACTAAAGCTTTATGAGCAAAAGTACGGTAAAGAGGAAGCCTATCTAGCTGAGAAACTGTATTCATGGTGGCAGAAAGAGCTAGACAAAGAGATTAGGGAAACTGACGAGATAGCATGGAAGATACCAATGCTTGGTAGAATAAACATGACTGGATACACTGCACAGGATGCTTTGAGGAACGCAGAAGAAAGCTTGAACAAAGTTTATAAGTACGGACGCAAGAATGCAATAAAGCAAGAGGTTAATGCTGATTGGGCTAGGAGAAAGGCTAAAGAAGTTACAAGAAGAATGGAAGAGCAGCGACAAGAAGGACTGTGGTATAAGAAACACTGGTTAATGATTAAAGGTAAAAATAGAAAATATTTGTTAAATGGGTAAAATTAGACCAAAGAGAATAGTGGAGGGCTTTGCAAAGAAAGTGCTTCCTAAAGAAGAAATACCTAAAAACAGATTAGCTGTTTGTAGTGGCTGTCCACTGTTGGAGATTAGCAAGTTAGGTATTAAATCCTGTGGGGTGTGTGGGTGTGAAGTAGACGCTAAGACTAACGTGTTAGATGAGTATTGCCCTGCCAATAGGTGGGATGATATTAAAATGGATAAGGATGTAGGGATTGCAGTAAGGGTTAAAGAACCTTCAGTAGCAACTGTTGAACTTGAGGATGATAGAATAACTGTAACTTACAAAGAGTCATTTAAACACGGGTCAAATACACAAGATACAAAGCTTGAACTTGAAATTATTAACGCAAGAGGTGATTTTGATTATATCCCTAAGCAGCAAAAAACCCTTACTGACATAGAAGCAAGAGTGTGTTCTTGTTTTAATATTGCAATGGATAAGAACATGTTGAGAGACGGGCAATCTCTAAATCTTTCACTGATGTATAATACACAGTTGAATACAGTAGATATTGAAAAACAATTAAAAATCATAACAGCACAGGATGTATTATACATTAATTTAAAAGCAAAAATGAGTCATGAGTAACTTTAGAAAAACATATATCATAGATATTTTGTCCTCGGCAGTAAGAGATAATCCAGACCTAGAGATAATGGACATTGTAAGAGCAGCACTAAGGGGTAAAAACTACAAGAATCAGACTGGAGTATATATAACAGCAACTGATGAAGAATTTTCAATGGCGTTGGAGACAACAATAGAACAACTGAATAATGAAAGAAACTGAAATCAAGAACTTCCTAAAAAATAAGTTCAAAGACAACCAAAAGTTATTCTTAGAAGTAAGAAACAAGATGGATGAGTTAAAAGAAGACTCACCAGAAGAAGCACAAATTAAATATGTCCTTTCTGTGGACTATGCTTATCTTTTAAACAAACTTCAGGAAATTAGAGATATATCTTTAAGAATTACTGGAGATGACTTTGAAGATATAATTGACCCTAAAGTAAGGGAGTATTGTCAAAGCTCCAAAACAATATTTTACCACCACAACAAAGATGGGCTTAAAACAGTAGCTAATGATTTTACTGTGGAAGATTTAATTAGTAAAGTGAGGGACAAAATTGGAGCAAGTAAGTAACATACCTACAGTACCATATAAGGACTGGTTAATAAACCAACAACAACCGAGCAGGGACGACAAACAGTACGTCCCTTTTTGGCTTAAACACATAGAGTACTGTAAGTCTGGTGTTATGGTTGGAGGTGTATTTATTTCTGGTTGGTTATATTGGCACTTGAATTTCTTTGTTATCATGGACGACCAAGAGGACGATTATGGTAATGAAATAAGAATGCCTATTCACCCTGAACTTAGGGATAATGAATGGTTATTGGAGTGGGCTTTTAAAAAGGCAAGGGAGCAGGATAACAAGCCTATTATGGCTTTTGGTACACGAAGGTTTGCAAAGTCAGTAATAGAAGCTTCCCAACTTGCTTACAGTTCGTTTATACGGGAAAACTCTTTTTATGTTATCGCAGGTGGTTCTAGTGCGGATATTAACAATATCACTAACTACTATGATGACTTCTACGAAAAACGTCCTGACTGTTTTTCTGACTTTATGATTAATGGGGATTGGGGAAGGATTTCTTCTCCAGTGGTTATTGAGTTTAACACCCGTAAAGTTAAGAAAAAAGATATTAACCCACTCTCCTTTCATCTTTTCCCTCTTAGAGAAAAACCGAATGACACTTCTTTTTCCTTTTCCAGAGTAGCAGTAAGAAACCTAGAACATGGTCAAGTAAGGTCAAAAGAGGAACTTTTAGCAGGTCTTACACCTACTGGTCTTGGCTGGGATGAGGTGGGTAAATACGGCTATACCAAACAAAGGTCAGCAGTTAAACCTGCTATAATGAGTAAGAGAGGTAAGAGAAGGTTTGTCGAACTTATGGTAGGTACTGGTGGTAATATTGAACTTGCTACAAGTGCTAAGGAAGACTTTATGAATGCAGATAAATCTGGATTTTTAGTTTTTGAACCCGATGAATACAGACAAGAAGTTAAAGAAAAGTATTATCCATATCAAAGAGAATCTGATAAAAAGACAGGACTTTTTGTAACAGCAGAAATGTCAATGGCTGGCGGTCAGAAAACAAAAATACCTTTGTGGGAATATCTTAACAAAAAATTTACAAAACAACAAAAAGAAGAAATGGAAGGTCTGTACATCTATGTAACAGACTGGGAAAATGCAAGGGAAAGAGTACAAAAGGAGATAGATGATGAATATGCTATTTCTAGGGACAGAGGTAAAAAAGCCCAAATGTACTATCCTTTCCAACCAGAAGATTGTTTTCTTCATATGGGTAATAATCCTTTCCCTGTTGAAGAAGCCCAAAAAACCTTTGACAGGATAATGAATGAGTCTGGAGGGGTCTATGGGGAATACATAGATATTGACACAGATTTAAGGGGAAATATTTTAATATCTGAAAGTAGTAAAGAGCCAATCACAGAATATCCTTTTAAAGGGGGCGCACATGATGCACCTATTATTATATATGAAAAGCCTATATTCCAAGACCCACGACAAATAAAAAGAGGTACGTATATAGCAGGGTTTGATGGTGCTAAAATAGCTACATCTAAGGTTACAGACTCTACAATTACAATGTATATATACAAAAGAGTTGCAGGGGTAAGTGGTTTTCAAAATCAAATAGTAGCTTCTATTTCTGGAAGACCAAATGTGGAATCATCCATATACAGGCAATGTATGTTGCTTTTGAAAATGTACAATGCTGAGTTACTTCCAGAGCAGGATACAAATTTGTATAAGTACTTAAAAAGTAAAAATGCAACATACCTTTTGGCAGCAGCAAGAGGTATCAATCTCAGGATTAACCAAAAGTCCAAAGCAGAAACAAACTATGGTCTGCCCCCAACATCTGCTAACAAGTCACATGGTCTAAAGCTTTTAAAAGAATATTGCTGGGAAGAAATTCCTACTGGAGAAGTGGGGGAAGATGGAGAACCTATATTTATACTTGGAGTAGAGACCATACCAGACCCAATGTTACTTTTGGAAATAATTAACTTTGGAAACTATGATAACTATGACCGAATAGTTGCTTTCTACCACTGTTTGATTTGGGATGAGGAGTTACGCATAAACAACATAAGTGGTTCTGAGCAAAAACAAGAACAGCAGCAAGAGGTTGCAATGAGAATGTCTTCAAAGTCATTCGGAAGAAACAAAAAATATTCCAGAAGAAGGTAACCCTAATTGTAACAATTTTGTAAATAAGTAATTTAATTACTAGATTTGTAGCTTTATACAATTTTATCTATGTTTCTATACCACGACATGCGGAAAATGCCTTATTTAGGTGGAGATACAATGTATCTACCAGCACAGGCAATACCTAAAAGTAAAAAAAATGATAAGTGGGTAAAAGAGTGTTTAGACTCGCTAGAAACAATAGGTTTAAGGCAGCTTTCTCTAAATAGGGAAAGATTTGAAGATGCATACAGGATTGTAGATGGTAGTTACAAATACAGTGAAGTAACAAGTACTTCTGCATTCTTATCGGAAGTAGACCACTTAAGAGCACAAGCAGAACTCCCAGAGGAAATAGACCATCATGGTTTTATAGAACCGATTATCAATACTCTGGTTGGGGAGTATCTAAAGAAACCGAATAAAAGTGTTATTTGGACAGATGACCCTGAAAGTACTAATGATTTTTTAAGGTACAGAAAAAATTTGCTTGTAGAAAATACAATGAACAGGCTCAAAAATGAAATTGAGCTTAAAATGCTTCAAAGTGGTTTAGACCCTTACAAAAGGGATTTTGCATCAGAGGAAGAGCAGCAAGCACACATACAACAAATACAACAATTTCAAGCACAGAATACTCCACAGAAAGTACAGGAATTATCAAAATCAAATTTCAAACCAAACTATGTTATTTGGGCAGAAAAAATAATTGATGAATCAGACATAAGGCATCACCTAGATGAAAAGAGAAGACAAGCTTTAACTGACTATCTTATTACTGGGAGGTACTTTTTACACTTTAGGATGGGTCACGACTTTATGGAGGTGGAAAGATGGTCACCTATAAACACTTTCACATCTGTAACTCAAGAAGAAAAATACCCACAACTTGGAGAGTATGTAGGTCGCATACAGCATTTAACCCCAAACCAAGTAATTACTAATTGGGGGCATAAGTTAAGCCAAAAGGAAAAACAAGCTATATTAAGGTCTAAAAATTATAGACCTAAAGCAATGTCTGAGCCTGACACAATAAGTTCCAACTCAGAGTGGATGAGAAGGTTAGGAGGGGTTGAAAGGCAAGTATCCCACCCACAGGCTATACCTTATGAGAATCTAGGCTACCTGCAAGAGTTAACTGGTCAGGATTTAGGGTATAGAGGTTGGTTTCCAGATAACGATGTAGATTTATGGAGTTTGTTTGGAGATAATAATACTCGTACTGACCTTATAAGAACAGTAGAGGGTTACTGGCTTTCATACAAACAGATAGGATATTTGTATATGGAAGTAGAGGGGGAGGAAGGTGAACCTGTTATTATAGATGAGATAGTAACGGAAGATTTACTTACCGACTTAATAAAAGATTACGGTATCAAAAATATACGCTCAGTATCACTAGAGCAAAGAATAGCTGACCCACAACTAGGTACTATTGTTTGGGACTACATTCCCGAAGTGTGGTATGGTGTTAAAATTGGGATGGAAAATACAGACTTGACTGAGGACTTGTATTTAGACGGTAAACCATTAGACTACCAAATGCATGGGGAAAGTGATACTTACCACACAATGATGCCTGTAGCAGGAGTAGTTGAAAATACATCCTTAGTATCCAGATTGGAAATAGACCAGATAGAGTATTCAATGGCTATGAACATGGCTAGAGATTACATGTCAAAAGAACTAGGAGTTTTCTTCTTAATGGATTTAGCATACTTACCAGAGTTCCTGAAAGACCAAGGAGGGGAGGAAGCTATTGAAAAGCTGAATGATATTACTAGGAACTTAGGATTGCTACCTTTGGATTCAACCCAAGCAAAAGGCACAGCTTTTAATAATTTTCAGTCTGTTAATATGGATTTAACAGCAGCAATGCTGGGTAAGTTTGAACTTGCCAAGAATATAAAAGTAAGAGCTTTTGAGAAGCTTGGATTACACCCACAAAGAATGGCTATGCCTACCGAGCAGGAAACAGCCACAGGTATTCAAGTATCTCAGGATGCAAGTTATGCTCAAACAGAAGTGTCATTTGATAAATTTGCAAAAGGTTTGCAAAGGGTAGATGAGATGCTTATAAACGTATACCAGTGGCTGCAATATAATGGTAAAGATGTTACCGTCAATTATACAGACCCAGACGGTGTAAAGCAATTCGTGAGGTTGAATGACCCTAAGTTACCTTTAAGGAAATTTAGGATATACCCTCAAAACAATTCTAAGAGAAGGGCGGAATTAGAACTTTTGAAGCAAACTTACTTCCAAGATAATACTATTGAAAAGTCATTGGAAGATATGGCTGAAATAATTTCATCTGACTCTACTGCCAAGATTATAAAAATAGCAAAACTTCAACGCCAAAGAAGAGAACTTCTCCAAAAGCAAGCAATGGAGATGGAGAATCAGAGGGAGGAAATGAAACAAGCTAGAGAAGACAATAGACAACAGCTTGAGTTTGAGCATAAGGAAAGGATGGCACTTATTAAAGGTAAAATTGACCTAAACAGACAAGCAATCCTTGCGCTTGGATTTTCAGAAGACAAGGATGTTAATAAAGATAATGAACCAGATATAATTAAGCAATTGGAGCTGTCTATAAAACAATTAGATAGTGAGCACCAACGTCAACTTTCTGACAGAAAGGAAAAGCGAGAGGAAGTAAAAGATATAAGACAGTCTCAAATAGACAGAGAAAAACTTAATCTGGAGAGAGAAAAAGTCCAAGTAGAACGTAAAAAAGTAGAAGCTAATAGATATATAGCTGATAAAAAGCTTAAGGTAGCTAAAACTAACAAAAATCGTTATGATAAATAAAAATAACAAATTTTGTAATAGTGAGTATCAGTTGTTATTAAATTGAAAAAATCAATATTTTTAAATAGATTTGTATTACCAAAAAACCAATAAACCATGTCTAACGAAAAAGACCAACTTTTTAATACTGACTTTAGTAATGTTATTCAAATTGAGTTTGATGACGAAGAGGACGTAGAAGAAAAAAAAGAAGTTACCGACACTACAGAAAACGATGATGATAAAGAAATCGAAGAGAGTAGTGACGATGACAATACAGAAGAAAAAGAAGACACTGACCTTATAGAAAAGGTAATTAGTTTTGGTGGGGAAGGCGAAGAAGAGGAAGATACCTCTAAAGATACTGATGAGAAAATCAGCAAAGATTTAGAGCTTGCTGATGACGACTTTGACTACAAGATGTATGCTCAAGGTTTAATAGAGTCTGGAGAATGGAAGGAAGTAGAGGGTTTTGAGGACATGGAAGTGGACAAAGACACCTTTGAAGAAATAAGAAAAATTCAGCTAAAGGCTCAGAAGTCTAAATTAAAAGAAGAAGTTCTTAATGAACTTGACGACTCTGAAAAAGAGTATTTGGACTTTAAAAAGAATGGTGGTAGTATAGATGAATGGTATGCTTCAAGAAAAAGAATGGAGCAAATAACTGACTTTGATATTTCCACAGACGAAAATAAAGCGAAAGCTGTAGTTATGTACTACAGAAACTTAGGCGAAGATGATGAAGATATTCGTGACATCCTTGAAAATGCCATAGAAAATAACAAGCTGGACAAGTTAGCAGAAAAAGCTAAAGAAAAGCTTGAGCATGCGTTTAAGAGTCAACATGAGGCTATGTTGGAAAGACAAGCAAAGGCTGATGAGCAGAGACAGGAACGCTTAAGAGAGTACAAAAAAGATATTGCAGAAGTATATAAAAAAGCCAACCTATCTGATTCAGTCCGAAAAACGGCAGTAAAAAGACTGACAGACATTAATCCAAAAACCAACTTAACTGCTGTTGACCAAGATTATATTGCTTTCAGAAATGACCCTGAAAAAGCAATGCTTCTTGAAAGATTTTTAGCTGACCCTGACAAGTTTATGGACAAAGTAACTGAGAAAGAAGTTACAACCAATAAAACAGAAACAATGCTTAGGTTAAAGACAAACAAAAAGCAGGAAAACGAAAAAGGTCAAATTAATACACAACAAAAGAAAAAAAGTGGAAGGATTAAAACTACTAAAAATCCTTTCCTAGATTAACATAACAACTTAAACAATTTAAAATGGGTTACGAGAACAACACTTTTGGTAAAATCATAGGTTCTAACATGAACGATGGAACTGTGATTGGAATCACTAACAAAGACGACCTTTCAAAGAAATTTGATTTTGTAGATTCGTTAATGCTCAAGGAAGAAGAACTTTCTGACGACAGGATGAATCTTGGAATGTTAGATTTGTTTGAAAATTCTAGAATTATCAAAACACCTTTCATGTCAGAGGCTCTTTTGAACCATGACAACATTTATGTAAATGGAATGCGTGGCTCTTTTACCTATGACATCGAAATGGACTTTGATAAGCCAGTGGTTGTTCAGAATGTAGAGGAAGGTGACTATCTTGGAGTTGATAATTCTTACTTTGACATTAAATTGTCTCACCCCTTCTCACAAGGTGACATTATAACTTACGACCCTTTTGACGGTGTACAAGTTATAGTATCCGAAGACTCAGAAGTTATTGATGAAGGAGATGGTTTTGTGCATACGGTACAACTTACCAGCCGTGACAAGGAAGCATACTTCCCTAAAGAAAAACTCGTATCTGGTACTGAGTTTGTAAAAATTGGTTCTGTTCAAGGAGAATTTTCCGAGCAGTTTTCCGCACCTGACCTTATTGGAATGAATCGCAGTAAAGTAACGATGCAGTATACTTTAGGCGACTTCTCTGGTGTAAATGTTGGAGTTTCCCGCTATGGTGACATTATGACCATTGATGGTAAACGTGCTGACTGGCTTGTAGAGAAAATCAAACGCATGGAAGCTCGTTATGGTGACCACCTTTTGTTTGGTAAACTTACCCCACAAAAGAAAATTAACCCTAACACTGTTAAGATTATGCCTTTGATGCAGTCTATGGCTATTGCAGAATTGATGAAAATGACTGCTGCAAAACTAATGTTTGCTAAAGGAGGTTTGGTACAAGGTATTAATGGTAGTAAAATTATCAATGAAGGTATCTACCACCAACTTCGCAGGGGACATCGCTTCGTTTATAAAAACATTGTAGAGCTTCGTAACTACATTCAAAGAGCTGCTGAAATTATCTATCATGGTAGACCTATTCAGATTCACGAAAGACGTTTAGTGTTCCGTGCAGGATTCCAAGCGTTCAACCTTGTGCGTGAGCTGTTCAAAGAAGAGTTCAAAAATACAGCTCCTATTCCAATTGACCAAAAAGCTCTCCCTGTTAATGTATTGAGTGGCAATGACCGATACAACTTGGTTTACAACTCTTATGCAATCGGAGAAGCGTTCTTGAACGGTATTGGAATGGTTCGAGTAGAGCATGACCCTTCACTTGACTTTGATATGTTCGGTGACTACATTGAGCGTGGATACTCTCAAGGGTTCTCCAAGCGTACATGGACTCTTGTAATGTGGGATATTTCTGACCCATACTACTCAAATCTGCAAGATAAGAGTGTACAAGTAAAAGGAGCTGAGTATGACACCCGAAGCAATCCTACCAAGAACCTTTATATGGTTCGACCAAAAGATACTCCTATCTTCTCATATGGAGAAGCTAACGGATTCTCTCTAGGTCAGCAAGGACAGAACTTCAACCCTTACCTTAATGGTAAGCAGTTCATGGCTGCTTCAGCACTGTCTGCTTGGATTCCAGACAAATCCAGAGTAGTAATGATTGAAAAAGAAGAGACTAGGGAGTTTTAATAACCCCTAGTTCTCTTAACTTTTAAATAAACCAAAAAACCAATTAATATGAAAAGCGATTGCTTTAAAGTAGAGCGTAATAAAGTCTACATGATTAGGGAGAAAATCAAACCTGAAACTCCCCCTGAGCTTAGAAAGATAGGAAGAGCTAAGGAAGTTGCAGAAGTATCAGAACCTTTAACATGTGAATACTATGGAGGGGGTAGCGACTGGACAGAAGTTGCACGAGGTGCAGGTTCTTATGACACTGGTTTGTATGAGACTTCAAGAGACTTTAATGGAATGACTTCCACCCAAAGAAAAAAGATTCTGGAAGAACGTAAAGAACTTAAAGAATTTTTTGAAAGCAGGTTTGAGGAATTTAAACGTAGTCACCCCGATGCAACTCAAAATGACTTTATAAGCTCAAGCAATTGTGTTTTGTATGCTCGAAATGGTCAGGTTATCAATACATCTAGCTTAGATGACTTCTTAAGGCTTTTTCTAGCTTGTAGAAGTAACCAAATAGCCCCTAAATGTGATGAGAGAAATCCTAATTACAATGGAGCAGATTTTGTTATTGAGGAGCTTAGAGAAAACAATGAGGACGAGACTTATACTTTGAGGAAAAAGACTCAACAGGCTAACGTATGGTTTGCAAACACATATGAACGTGACCCAGAGTTAGTTAGAAGTTACCTTATGTATGTTGGAGCTATGGCTCATGGAAGAAAGGCTACAGAAGGTGTAATGTTATCCTTAATGGATAGATGGATTGGAGACCGTGAATACGGAGATAAAAACCTTGAATATCTACTTAAAGTAATTGAGGAAGTCTCTGAAGAAGAGATTATGATTACTAACAGTATTTCTAAGGCGGTTCGCTTGA